ATGCGTTTCCAAACAGTCAGCCAAATCTTTTTCAAGGTTCAGGTGGACATAGGGAATAGCATACTCCTCTTCATATTTGTGCATTGATTTTATCCCAGCTGGATCATTATCAAAAAGAGTACAGATTGCTGTGTAGCGTTTCTTGTATTCCTCTATGACCTTGGCGGAGATTAAAATGTTCTCACTATCCGGGGCAACCATCTCAGCATTCTTAAACTGAAACTTACTAAAGGCCATCATGTCCTTTAGTGAACTACATATAACCAGGTAGGGCTTCTTAAATGTCAACTGATCTGATCCCTGGATATAATTTATCACCTTGATGAACTTGTTTTCCTTAGCCATTGGTTGATAAAGTTTGTACAATGTACCGTCTGATTTGAAGTAGCCATAAATTCTTGTGCCACTCATGATGAGTTCTTTTGTCTCACCATCCTGCTCTTTGCGCATGGTGTAACTCTTCAACGGTCTGATATTAAATTTCTCTAGCAGCTTGGATCCGATTTTAAACCGTGTCCAATATGCTTGATCAAGCTTAGTCCAATTCCTTAGACTGAATCCTGACACTTTGTATTTCTGCTGAATCTTGAACATTCTATTTGAATATTCATCTGGATCCTCCAAGGCATACTTGTTGTAGTCATCAATGACTTTATGAGCTGCTTCACCTCTTGTTGTGAGGTTGAACATTCTCATTACCATTTCAACTCCATCTCCCTGAAAGTCAGTAGAGAAATCTTTGAACATGTATTTCTTCTTTGCCGTAGCATAGTACACAAAGAAGGATGGATTCTTATCTGCAGGATTGAAGATGGATTTCATCTTGATGTCCTGCCCAGTCAATTTTTCAGAAAGTTCTAAGTAGTGTTCAAAGACCCATTCTCTTGGAACCTCTAGGACACTTGATACTAATGATGTGGTTCTTAACATAGGTTTGTATTAAATAAAAAGAGAGGACATAAGCCCTCTCTTTTCGTGAACAAAACAGAGTTTATTTATAATTCAAACTCTGGTGTACCTGAGGTACCTGAATCATCTGGTAGGAAATCTTCTGCAGCTGCAGCTTCCTCACCATCTCCTGCGAATTCTTCTACTTCTTTTGGCTCAGCTTTCTCAATATGATCAGCTGCGCTAAAAACAAGTACGCGATTTCTCTTGGAGTCTAGTTCCTCAAAGGGGATACCAGCTTTACTAAATTTAGGGAGATAGAGGTCATAGTTGATATAACCCTCCTTGTTGAAGTATTCACGACCACAAATGCAGTAGTTCATTGATTTACCCTCCCATGCTTTATCAGCATCAAACGCTTCAATAAAATCCTCAATTGTGTTGTACTTCTTATCTGCCTTATCCCACCAATCCATGATGCCTAGAGCTTCACATAAGTTCTTGACAAATTTCATGATTTCATTATCACGCTCAATCACAGCGCCACCTTTGGTTGTCCCATCTTTGTAGGCCCAACGGCTTGCTTTGACTCTCCCAACTTGTCCTTGGTAGTGACCACCCTCTGGTTGATCCTTATCTAAAAGGAAACCAACAAAGTCATCTGCCGGTTTAGGAGTTTCTAACGAGAGGACAACAAAGTATCCATTCTCTGCCTTCATAAATGCAGGCTGATCAAGTTTGATACCATGCATGATTGCTGGTGTATTACCAGGCTGGATTGTTTTTGGTAATCCGCCATCACCACCGGTCTTTACATCTTTTGTGCTTAAAGCCATAATTTTTGTTTTTAAATTAGTCAATATAAATTTTGTCCCAATGAGATACAAGACCCTTGTCTGTCATCTCTGAGATTACTATTTCCTGGTTGCGCAGATGTTCGGGACGCGCTCCACAAGATACTTCATCAGTAGTCTTGAAGCTCAGAATATTCTGATTCCCTTTTCTGTACAGATATCCGATTGCATCTGATTGTGAGGAGATAATTCTTTTTATCTTCCCTGTTAGATCCAGGTCAGATGAGGTGAACTCACTGCCTGCCTTCTCTAACAACACATCTTTAATGTGTCCTACTAGAATAATACGTGGTGCCCATGTCTTGATGTACTCAATTATGTTGGTCATTGCCTGACGCAAATAAGAGTACCCTCCACCATTGGGAAGATTCAGTATGTTACCATACGTCTTCTTGCCACTTGCATTATCTAACTTTCCATCCTTGGTCTTCTTGAACCAATTCTTACCCATAGGTGTTTTGGAATACAGTATCTCCGCATAGGGGATACAGATTTCTTCCAGCTTGGTGATTGTATCAACAGCAATGTACTCATAAGGATTACCTTGCTTCTTTATCTCCTCACCTATGGCCTTAATTTCTTCTATGGTAGATGCTTTAATCTTCATTGCATCCACATAATCAGAACCATCCTCCAGATCCAGCAAAAGGCAGTTAGGTAACTGAGATATCATCCCAGTCTTACCCACCTTTGGCTTAGAAAAGATTATTGTGTTCTTAGGACTCTGATGAGAGGCCTTTACCTTCTGTGTTGGTAACGTAATTTCTGCCATGTTATTTAGTAAAAGTTTTGGTTATTAATTCATTCAACCACTTCTTCTTACTAACCGGCATCTTCCAGTCAATTGCAGCCTTGTCACGTATTGTTAACGCATTGATAGGCTGATCATCATCTGGATCAGGCAAGTCTTCAAAATTCATTGTTGACTGTTCTTCTTCTTCGGGCTGAGCTGCACTGTGTGCTTCTGCCACATTAATTAATTCATCTACAGGTATCAGATATCGGCAGTGTCCTGATATTGCATGAGGTTCACTTTTCTCATACTCAGTTTCATAATGCGGATTAAAAGGCCACTTCCATAGTCTTCTCTCTGGATCTTCTGGTTCATATTCTTTACTGACAAATTCAGTATAGACATCAACTCCTCCATTGATTTCACTAAGGAAAAATGCTACCACTCTTTCAGCGCCAGCCCTTGGGATGTATGCCATTTTTGGTACAAATTTACCTTTATTACCCACGCCTTCTGCCTCAAATAAAGCTACGTGCTTGTCTCTGAGATCCGATATCCTAGTTTTCTTGTCGCCCACTGCTGAGCTTGTTGTTTTAAGAGCCATACTAAGACGTTTTTGTTCTCATTGTTTTTTCTTGGCGACCAGGTGTTGGAATTTCCACCACACTCATTTGGTCATAGACTGCTTTGAAAAAGCTCATACGTGTGTCACCATTTCTCACCTTGAGAAAGTGGAACACAAGAATTGTATCATCCTCAATCATGAACCTGTCTGGTCCATAAAACTTGATGAACTTTGTACCTGGTCTGTTAAGACCGAACACAAGATCAGCGTGCTGCATTAATGCATCACCACCAAGTATGTCTGAGTCAAGAATATAATTTCCGTACTTACCATCTTCATTACGGTCTGGTTTGTCGGCTTCACGTTTGAGTTGAGATAGGATTATAAATATGATTGGGTAGATGCGTTTAAGTTCAGTGCATGCTTCACCTAAATTGTAAAGCATATCAGTTTTGGATCCCTCATTAGAGGCTTTTTTGAATAGGTAGGAGTGGTCTACGGTGATCACGGTATTCATATACTCGCGCTTGCCATTGTTCAATGTTGAGTGAGCCATCATATACTGGCGGATTGTCTTCTTGAAATCCTCTACCGTGCATGGCTTTTCTATTATATCTACGGGATTCTCAACTCTTCCCTTTGCGTATTGGTGACATCTTTCAATGTCTTCAGAGGCAATCTTGGATCCTCCGGCACTACACACATACTTGTATGATTTACCGAGGACACTTGAGAACTCTCTTATTGCTGATACTCTGGCTAACATTTCAAACTGGAACTCCAGGATTCTAGTGTTCTCACCTTTATTAAGTGCGAATGCTTCCCTGATGATCTGGTCTTTGATTAGTGTTTTCCCTGTTCCGGGTCTTCCACCAATCACAACCATTGAATGCCATTCAACACCGTCCACACCAGCGTCATTTACTTTTGGCCATGGTAACACAAAGCTACGGAGCCTGCCTTCCTTTCTGCCCTGCATATACTTGAGGGCATCTAGGTAGCCTTGGCGCTGTCCTTTCCATGGATATTTGACTTTTGTGGGTTCTGACATATTTAAAAATTTGGACAGACTACCCTTCAATCCTCACCAGTTTCATCTGGTTGGATGGCTTCATTTTTAATGAAAAATGTAGTGGGTTTTCCCTCCGCTTTGTTCTTTGCAAATATACTGAAAAGTTCAAAAGCGGCAATGAGAATTTCCACTAAAATGAACTGCCAAAAAGTGATCTCAACGATCCACTGGTTAGCAATTTGCCATGCTAAGACTGATAGCAGGATAGCAATTATTATTCTGTGTAATTTATTCATGATTATACAACTTTAGTTGTGAATGTTGGGGTACTTTCCACTTCTCCACCGGATTCAATAATAGCACAATAGTCAGCCAGATCAGAATTGTATGTTCTATCTGGTTCCTGCTTTCTCACAAAGTACTGTGAGGTGCGCATGTACTTCCAATTTTTTGCTTGGTATTCATCTACATATACCGCAGTAGCCTGAAGGATTAAGTCCCAACTGTATTCATGATTATCAAAGAACCATCTGAAACAGTTCTCAACATTCTTGAATGCGGATCTTGATGCCTTCCCACTGGGTAATTTCACATTAGGAAATAGGAGAATGTATTCATTTATCTTCTCCTTGTAATCTTTTGTCATCAGCTGAGATGATGTCTTCTTTTTTTGGATACTGAAGAGCCTCTCAACTTGACCGATTAACGCCACCGCTTCGGGTGACAATCTGAACTTCTGTTCTCCTACCTCCTTAACCCATCCTGTGGATTTAAGATGCCTGAGTTCCAGATGTAAATTCATCTGCAGGGGAGTAACAGAGTCCCTCATACAACACAGTAAGTAATATTGATTAGGTGTCAGCTTTTTCTGGGTCACCATATCAAACAATTCCATCTGTTTTAATAAAGCTTTTTTACTCATACGGATTCAAATTTAGTGATGCCATTTTGATAAGTGCTGGGTTTTTTGTATATTATATAGATGGGCTGGTCCCGCTTAGTATACTTGATAGATTCCCAAATGTGTCCATAGAGCTAAAGCGGGCAGCCCATTTTTCAACTAAAAGCAAAATTATGAAAGTGATTCAAAGTTTTTTCCATGACATTTTAAGAGAGGAAACAGATGGTAAATTCTCAA